GAACCTAGCAGATAAAATTACTAACTGGATTAAAGAATATGCTGTAGACCACGGTTTAGACTCATTGTGCGTGGGTGTAAGCGGTGGTATTGACAGTGCTGTGGTAAGCACATTATGTGCTCGTACAGGCTTGCCTACGTTTGTTTTAAGCATGCCTATTAGGCAGAAACAAGATCAACACACACTCAGTGTTGATCACTGCATCAGTTTGTTGGAAAAATACGACAACGTGCATTGGGAGACACACGACTTAACCAACGCATTTGAAAGTTTTGAAAACATGTTTCCTAATGCCGATGGATTGACCATGGCAAATACTCGCAGTAGATTGCGTATGGTTACTCTATATGCAGTAGCACAAAGCAATCAAGGTATTGTAGTTGGCACAGGCAACAAAGTTGAAGATTTTGGTGTAGGCTTTTACACCAAGTACGGCGACGGGGGAGTGGATATATCTCCTATTGCTGACTTAACCAAAACAGAAGTATGGAAGTTAGGTGCAGAGTTGGGGGTGGATCAACGTATCATTGATGCCGCGCCCACTGATGGATTGTGGGACGACGGACGCAACGACCAAGATCAACTTGGCGGGCTTAGTTACGCTGATTTAGAACGTGCTATGTATCTAGACGAGATGCTAGAAAAAACTGCAAATGCAGCCGAGCCTTTTACAGCAGTGGATGCAAACGAAACACGTTTGTTAGAGACTTATCGCAAAATCCGCAAACCTAACCTACACAAGATGATGCCTATTCCAGTGTTTAAAAAATGAGTGAAACAAAAACATTCTACCTAGATCCCGATCCTGGATCTCATCAGCATTCATATGTTGTAAACAGATTAGACGGCGGCTGGCGTAGAGTGTTTCCTCCCGACTATGTAACCATACTAAAACCAATTGCAGAAACATTAGCAATGCTGGATGGGAATGCATTTTTTGGTCCTAGTTGGGAAAGTTGGATTAATTATCTGCCCGAAGCAGACGCTGTGTACAGAACAAACGGTGAGCCGGAAAATCTCAGTTGGCTAGAACATCTCAAGCACAAAGATCCAACCCTCCAGGATGCTTGGAATAAGTATCAAACGATACTAGCATTAAAGAGAGAAGAATGAAGATATTATTATTTGGGTTGCCCGGTAGCGGAAAAACTACACTAGCTAAACCGCTTTCAGAGTTGCTCGGTGCAGTTCATATTAACGCAGATGCCGTACGTGAAGAATACAATGACTGGGATTTCACACCCGAAGGTCGTATGCGTCAAGCACAACGTATGAAGTATCTAGCAGATGGTATTGTAAAAGCAGGCAAGATTTGTGTAGCAGATTTTGTTTGCCCTACAGAACAAGCTCGTACAGAGTTTGATGCTGACTTTACAGTATGGATGGATACCATTGCCGAAGGAAGGTTTGCGGACACAAATGCTATGTTTCAAAAACCTCTAAAGTGTGATTATCATGTAAGCAAGTGGTTTAACGATACTCACTATGTTTTGGTTGAGGTAATTAAAAAGTATATGGAAAGAGGTTACCATAATGTTTGATCCAAGAAAACCAACAACACAAATGCTGGGTAGATGGCAACCCTGGCATGACGGACACACTGCACTGTTTGAAAAAGCACTAGCAGAAACAGGACAGGTTGTTATCATGATACGAGACGTGGGCGGCATCATAGGTGAAGATGCAGGTGGCGGGCGTACCGTTGCTCAAGATGACAATCCATTTGATGTAAATGAAGTTAAAAAGAATATCCGTGTTGGATTGTATGCCGCAGGATATGCGTACGGTGACAAATACATTATCATGGAAGTGCCCAACATTGTTGATATCAGTTACGGACGCGGCGTAGGCTACACTTTTACTCAACACGACTTAGGAGAAGCAATACATAATATATCAGCTACTAAAATTCGTGCAAAGATGAGAGAAGAAGGCAATCTTTAATGTTAGAAAACATACCCAGTGATATGCCTATACTGATCCTTGGTAGTTACCGAAGTGGGTCAACTGCGTTGGGGGACTATCTAGCAAAAGAATTAAACTATCAGTATTTCGGAGAGCCATATCACTGGAATGAAGATGTAAAAGCAAAATGTTCTGATTTTTTTGAGTATAAAAAAGATAACAGTAATTATGTATGGAAATTGTTTACTGATCACATACCAATTACTGAACCAGAAAAAACAGAATGTTTGCAAGCCTGGAGCAACAGTTATGTTATAAAATTGTGCCGTAAAGACATTGCAAAACAAATTACAAGTTGGATAATAAGCATGAAAACTGATGTATGGAACAGCACATCAACTGTGCAAATCCCCACAGTAGACATCAATGACGAGTTTATTGAATATTGTGTCCAAAAAGAACTTGTAAATTTAGATGCATTGGAATTTATTACCGAAGAATCTTATCATGTACAAATGTACTACGAAGATATTCAAAATATACTTTTTCAAAGTGATTTTAAAACAACTCTTAAACCAGAAAACTATGAACAAGTATTACAAAAAGTAAAATCTATTCTAACAAAACAAGGAAGATTATAATGTTTGAAGCATTGTTTGGCAAAAAGAAAGCCACTAAAAAAGGTGCTCACGAGGGCAATAAAGTTCCTAGGGTTAAAAAAACAGACAAAGAAATTGCTACCGAACATGGCGAGCCTTACGTTGCTGTTCTTAGTATGGATGTCGATCCAGAAAATTTAAACGAGGGTGCGTTTGAATTGGACTGGAATGATAAATTTATTGCGAATCTACGCAGAGCAGGATATCAAGGCAAAGAAGATGCTGACCTAGTCGATCAATGGTTTCAGAACGTTTGTCGCAATGTTGTGCTAGAAACATATGAACAAGATCAAGCAATGAATATGAGTCGATATACCAACGAAAGAGATTTAGGAAACGGTAGAACCGAACATTCATGATACTTTATGTCAACGGTGATAGCCACACTGCTGCTGCTGAAGCAGTTAATAATCATGCATTCGCCATTGATGATAGTCAATATTGGCATTTAGATCGTCGCCCTCATCCAGATAATCTAGCAGTAAGTTGGGGCAAACTGTTATCAGACAGATTAAAAAACACTTTTCACTGTGATGCCGAAAGTGCTAGTTCAAATGACAGAATTATAAGAACCACAAAAAATTGGATAGAGTCTCATGAAAAAGAACTTTACCGTACACTAATGATTATACAATGGAGTACTTGGGAAAGAGAAGAATGGCTGATCGACAACGAGTACTACCAAGTGAATGCAAGCGGGATTGATATAGTGCCAGAGAGCCATCAACAACAATACAAAGAATATATTGCGGGCATTAACTGGCAACAAAAAACAGAAGAAGCACATTTAAAAATTTGGAACTTTCATTTATGGCTACAGTCTCGAGACATAAAGCATGTGTTCTTCAATGGCAACAATGACTTTGGCAAAATTAAAAATCCGCAAAATTGGGGAACTAATTATATCGATCCTTATAATCCTGCCAGCACCTATGATGCTATTCTCAATGAAAAATTTCAGCCAGTAAGTCCTGTGAGTTATCACTACGGGCCCGATGCACATCGTTATTGGGCAAATTATATTTTACATTATCTACTTGACAACAAATTGGTATAATCATATACTATAAACATGAAATATCTAATTATCGACACTGCAAATATGTTTTTTCGTGCCCGTCATGTTGCATTTCGTGCAAGTGACCCATGGGAAAAAGTTGGGTATGCACTACACATTACACTGAGTGCTATTAACAAAGTTTACAATCAATTTAACGCAGATCATGTGGTATTTGCATTAGAAGGACGCAGCTGGCGCAAAGACTTTTACGAGCCTTACAAAAAGAATCGTGCTGTTGCTCGTGCTGCTCTTACAGAAAAAGAACAAGAAGAAGAACAACTTTTTTGGGAGACCTTCGACGGGTTTACTAAATATTTGTTGGAGCAGACCAATTGTAGTGTAATTCGTGAACCGAATGCCGAAGCTGATGATATCATTGCAAGATTTATTCATCTACATCCAGATGATGACCACACAATTATAAGCAGTGACACAGACTTTGTGCAACTGATTGCAGAAAATGTACAACAGTTCAATGGCATCACAGACGAACTTATCACTAACAAAGGTATTTTTAACAGCAAAGGAAATGCTGTGTTAGACAAAAAGACCAAAGAACCAAAAGCAATTCCAGATCCTGAATGGTTACTGTTTGAAAAATGCATGCGCGGTGATAGCACAGACAATGTGTTTAGTGCTTATCCTGGTGTGCGAAAAAAGGGCACAAAGAACAAGGTTGGTTTGTTAGAAGCATTTGCTGATCGTGATACCAAAGGTTATAACTGGAACAACCTAATGTTACAACGTTGGACTGATCACAACGGCGAAGAACACAGAGTACTGGATGACTATAATAGAAATAGACATCTCATTGATCTGGATGCACAACCTGACGAAATAAAGTCAGCAGTAGACGGAGCAATAAAAGAACAAATTAGTCACAAAGATATTGGTCAAGTGGGTGTCAGATTCATGAAATTCTGCGGTAAATACGATTTGAATCGCATCAGTGAACAAGCAAGTCAATACGGCAAGTGGCTAAATCAAACATACCAAGGAGTATTAAATGATCACAGCTAAACCAATTGTTAAAAACAAATTTTGGATTCTACAAAAAGATGATCAAAAAGTAGGTACAGTAGAACACAATCGGCAGGGTTATACTGTTCGTGTAAACGATGTTGCCGATGATTTTAAAACCATTAAGACACTCAAAAATAAAACAAATATTGTATTCGAAGACGCACCCGAAAAGAAAAAGGTGTTCGAGAATCAAGTAAATGGTTTTCCAACAGATTGCAAACCACGTAATGCAGTTTATAATGTTAAAGACAGACTTCCTATTTTTACCAAAGAAGAAAAAAGCAAAAGTTGGTATGCGGCTGGTTATTATCGTGTAACAGTAAATAACAAAACAGAAACGATGTTTTGTCCAAAACTTATCTTACTACAACGATATGACTATATCGGGCCAGTTAAAACCAAAGACGGTTTTGAATTCAAGTAATGAGCGGATTATACATACGCAAATTCATTGATCGTGTACAGCAATGTGAACTAACAGGGCAGAAGGACTTTATCTGCCCGCTTGCTGACGCAAAAAATCTTCACAATGATATAACAAAACTTTTGTTAGATCTAGAAGCAGTTCGTGAAGAAAAAAATCAAGACCAATCTATAACAGTAGAACTAGGTGGAGGATCATTTTAAATTAACTACTCAGTTTATGATAAATAAACTGGAGATTTAAAATGAGTAGACCGAAGCCAAAAATTCTTGTAGAACTTACAAACAAGAGCACATAT